CGCTCCAGATTTTATTGTCCATTCTCGTGCACCCGAAGCGGCGCGCTGTGTAGAGATGTCATCATTGCATGCGCCAATCTTCAGCTCTAGAAGCTGGTTATTATGGTAATCGTCTGAGGTGTCTTCAGCTGACATGCCTTGCGGTATGCACATGCCATGGTCGATCAGGAAGAAGCCAGTCCCATCGTAAAGCAGATTGCCGTCGTGTCGATCAGGGTTGGCAATAAGCTCGTCGAAACAGGCCGCATAAAGAAGCGACGGCCATTTTTCGAGCTCTTCAAGGATAGAAGCGTCACTTGATGTCACGTATTGAGCGAGGTTGGGGTGCCCGACGTCAACACTGCCGTAATACCAAGATTGCTCATCGTCCACCAGCAGCAACGGCTCAGGAATAGGCAATCCGGCCGCCCTACCTACAGCAGCGCACACAACTTCTACCGCGATCTCTCGTATAGCCAGCTTCTTGGCAATGACCGCGACTTCGCCGGAGTGGGTAGCCGCAATGCAACGCAATGGCCGATTAGCCCCCTCTCCAACCTCGGCTCCTCCCGGTAGAAGGCGGCCAATTCGGACCACAGAAACACCAGAATTCATCAGACGATCCCTTGCCAGATATTTCATTACTAATCGTTCACGCCCCACAGTTTCTGTGCGGCATACGGGGCCACGTTATTTCGAGACGATCCGCGACCTATTACAGCTTGCAGTCCGACGCCTTATACCTACTCAGCCTTCCCGCACAATCCTTCCCGTCTTCACCTATTCCGCACGCTCATCGGCCGGCAACGGCTCCTTCTTGATGAGCAGCCGCTCGGCTTCTTGATACTCCTGCTGAGTCATCGGCATGTTTCCCTGAGGAAGGGAAGAGGGCTCTGGTGTGTGATCGCTGCAACCAGCAAGCAAAGCCAGTGCAAAGAATGTCATCGTCTGTTTCATACCTATCCTTGGCTCCAATGAAGATCCGTTTTTCAGGTAAATCTTTGCGGCGCCTACTCAGACTTCGCTCGTGTTATTCGCCCAACCTTCACTTCCTCGGCATACACCATCAGCCGATCCATGTGCTCATGCAGCCTTGCGATCTTCTCCATGGCAGCCAGGAACTCTGGCTCAGCGTAGGTCTTGGCCTCACGGAAGAGATCGTGTGCGGCATCCTCGAGCGCGGAGGCTGCGGCTTTCAGGTCGCGGCGTATTTCCTGGTTGGGTTTGGTGAGGGCCACGGGCTACACCAGATTCCCATTCCACACGAACAGCACGCGCGCCTGGATGTAGGTCTCGTCGATAAAGATGTCCTCGGCTTTATGCTTCCTGTTGTCCGAGATCATCTTGAATTTGTCTTTTCCCTTCATCTGCAGGCGCTTGATGTACTGAAAGCCCTGGTACGAGAAATAATAAATCCCGTCGCCGATGAAGTCCTTGATGCTGATGTCCACCAGGCACGGGTCGCCATGCTTGATCGTTGGCGTCATTGACTGGCCCCAACCAGTGATCACCTTCAGGTGATAGTGCTCCTTGAACTCAACGCCCATAGAGCGGAGTTGGGAGGGGCTGACGCGCACATCCTGCAGCATCTCAGGGAAGTCGTGGGCAACCTCGCCGCCACCAAGCGCGCCGCGTACGTCGTAGTGCGCGATCCACACCTCGTCGCCGACCTTGCCAGGACGATAAGCATCGCTCACCAGCACTTCGACGGTACCCTCAGGCTCGTTGCCCTCAGCGACAGCCAGCAGCTTCTGGAGGCGGTCTTCGCCCAATGATTTGCCCGCGAGCATTTGGCGGAGTTTGTCAGCGGCAGTCGAGGATTCGCCAACAACAACCTGATCGACCAGCAGACCTGGTCCTTCGCCAGAACCATGTTGCAGCCATTCGATCTTGACGCCGAGGTTTTCGGCAATCGCCTGCATTTTTGCTGCGCCAGGTATCGACTCCCCATTGAGCCATTTGCTGGCAGCCTTTGGGGTGACTTTCGTCATTTCCGCCAGGCGAGCACCCGCCCCCCATTGATCTATGCCTTTCTCGGCAAGTGATTTTTTGAGGCGGGAGGCAAACGCGGCGCGAATCTCTTCTATTTGAACCATAGGTTCAATATCGCACGGCCTTGCATGTACTTTCAGTTCCGACATAATATGTACTGCAAGTTCATATTTGACCCGGAGGCCACATGAGCCCGCTTAAGAAATCGATTGATGACGCCGGCGGCGTTCCGGTGGTTGCCCTGGCGTGCGGAAAGTCTCCGCGCGCTGTTTACAAGTGGCTGACTGCCGACTGCCTGCCACGTACCGAGTACACCGGTGAGACGCGTTACGCAGAAAGGATCTCTGCGCTGGCAGCAGCTAATGGAAAGCCGTTCGATGCGTCCTGGCTGCTGTTGGAAGCAAAGCCGAACAAGACCGCTGCTTAACCCCGCTTCGAGCTGAGCGAGATCGTCGCTTGCTCGAAGCCTCGGAGGGCATCCCGGCCCAGCTGGTTTCGCAACAGATCGGCCTTCGATTCAAACGCAGGCCAAAGCCTGAGCTGAGAAGACAAGGGCAGGGTGGATGCCAGGGCAGCCACAAAGCAGCAAAGGGCGGTTATCTCGCCCTGCAATTCTGAAGAGTCGGTCATGGATGCGTCCCTGATCAGTTGATGAGCAGATTTTCGCCTTGTTGGCATTGCGCCACCACGGAAACAGAAGCGGGGTTTTACGAATGGATAATTTCTTGAGGGCGTGCCAGGCCGCTGTGCTGGACAACGAGGCGAAGGTCTTGGCAGGAAAGATGGGCGTAGCTCACGTCAGCCTGCTGCAGCGCGCGAACCCGGACAACGACGCTCATCACCTGACGGTCGAGCACCTGTTCGGGATTCTGCTGCACACCGGCGACATGCGGCCGCTCGCGGCGCTGGCCAATGACTTCGGTTTTGACCTGGTCGCGAAGAATGCACCGAAGCCCCAGGAGCTCACCAAATCCATGATCGGCGTCGGCAAAGAGTTCGCCGATCTGACCATCGCTGTGCACGAAGCCCTGCAAGACGGGCGGGTATGCCAGTTCGACAAATCGACCATTCGCCGCGAGATCAACCACATCAGGGAAAGCCTGGACGTGATGGATGAGTCGGTGAAGGTCGCCTGCTAATTCCCGGACACAAAAAAGCCGGGATTGCGCCCCGGCTGATTCGATACAACTTGATGAGGCCGATTATGCAGAGCCAGCCAAATTTCAGCAATCCCCCAACCGATGTCGCGACACGATTTGCAAATTCTGAAAACGTGTCGCGTACCACCATGTCTTCCCGTGAGATCGCAAACGTCACCGGCAAACGTCACGACAACGTGAAGCGGGACATCATTGCAATGCTCAAAGACCTGAAAGTAGATGCACTCAGTTTTGAGGACATCTATCTGGACGGCCGCAACCGCGAACAGGTGCAATACCTGCTCGATCGTGAACACACCGACTGCCTTCTCACGGGCTACAGCGCCCCATTGCGCATGAAGGTGATTCGCCGTTGGCGGGAGCTGGAACAGCAGCAGGGCGCCCGCGAACAAGTGCTGCTCAACGGCACCAAGGTTGTCGGCGAGATCGCCATCATGGAGTGCTTCACGCGGCTGCTGAAGCCGGCGGCTTCTTGCCAGATGGCAATGCTCACGAAGATTGCCCAGAACAACGGCCTGGACCCGAAGTTTCTACCAGGCTACGCCGTCGACGCCGCGCCGGATGCTGCCGGCGGCTCCTCGATGCCCACCAAGTCGGCCACGGCCCTCTTGAAAGACCATGGGATTCGCTACGCGCCGGCGGCGTTCAATCGCGCCCTCGCAGCCAAGGGATTTCTCAAGCAGCTGCAGCGCAAAAACTCCAAACAGGAAATGGTCGACTTCTGGTCTGTGACCGAGAAGGGCCTGGCCTACGGCAAAAACCTTACCAGTCCTCAATCTCCACGCGAGACGCAGCCTCACTGGTACGTCGACCGCTTCCTTGAACTGGCCAAATTGGTCGGGAAGGCCTGATATGCAATTCACCGTAACGATCAACCAGGTGAAGGCGCTGGAGTGGGGGCTGAACTCCCAGCAGGCCCTGCTGTTCGCCTTCGTCTATGGCTGCCCAAGCTGGACCAAGCCAATCAAGACGGACGTTGGGATCTTCTTCGCGCTGAGCAAGGCCAAGATCATCGAGGAGCTGCCCCTCCTAACTGACAAGCCGGACACCGCTTACCGCATGCTGAAGGCCCTGGAAGAGGCCGGTTTGATTGA